AATTTCTGAAATACCAGTATCAAATTTACTATCAGCATGTTCAAACAACTCACAAGTTAATGCATACACATAGTTTTTACCTAACTGATAGAAAGGCACTTCTCTTTCCACATACTTAATTTCGTAGGTATTTTTAGTCATAGGCACATAAATTAAATCACCTTCGTTGGGTCTATCTTTAATAAATGTCGATTCGTTGAGTGTATTGAAATTGGTCCAACGTCTTTTTGATACAGCTAATGTAACCTCATCTGTAATCTTAAGACCAAATTTAGACATTGCTAGAGCACCAGACCCACCAAAACCTTCCACGTTAATGAGCATCATTTCAATCATGTATGCTTCTTTAAAGATGTTTAAGACAACATCATTCAGTGTGCGATCGATAAGCATCTCTTTTGGCACATAATAAACATCCATGCCAAACAATCTTATCTGCTCATCGACCAAATCTTGCACCAGATTTTGCTCTGATGATACACCGCCAAACTGTGGAAAATGTACGCTCTTCATATTATCCGATTAGGAAGTTAGGTGGTAATTCATACTCTGATTGCATTCTTGCTTCGATGTCTTCTATCTCTGCTTTGCCTTCCTCATACATTTTCTCTCCATTGAGAGATACGCCACCAGGAAGTTGCACCCCATTAAATTTGATTAGATTCTGTCCCCACTGTTTTTTGATTTGAGCAGTGACATAACGCTTGAGGAAACTATCGTTGTATATCTTAGCGTGGTCATTTGGATTGAGTGCTCTATAGCATTCGATGACAATCCATCTGTCTTTTGCAATATACTTTGGCTCGTAGTCGATATACAAACGATTCTGACGTTTGGTGTATCTCAACTGAATCATAGCACCAGTATTTAAAACCATATCAAGTGTTTCGAGATATGATTTAGTCATATAGTAGTTTAGAATATCAAGTGACCCGAATGCATAAAGGTCATTCAAAAACATCTGATATTCGATACCAAACAAGTCACCACGAATTGTGGAAGCAACAAATGAGAATAATCTTTCTACGCCAATCACATGGTCTGGCACTTCTAGATAATTGTTGCGCTCTTCCCAGGGGTCACCGTTAGGACCAGTTGTAGTTGTATTACTTGTTTGGAATCTATTTACATCTGCTTGAGTAAATTTATGCTTGAGAAACATTTTCTCAACACCATCAAAATGTCTATCATTAAAATACTGCAAAGACATGTCAATGATGTCTTCAATCTGATCATCATCGACATTTATTTCTAGAATTGGAGCTCCCAGCCTACGGAGACAATATTCTTTCAATTCCTCTCGCGTTGCTGGTTGAGATTTGGACATGAATATACAGAGACCCTTCTTATGTATTTATTCTAAGAATATATTAAAAGAAATTGATATCCTGTCTTCTGCTGATTTATTTTCTTCTACTTCATGCTCAATCCAAGATGGAAAAAACAATAATAAATTTTTTTCTGGTTTTATGGTTTGGTAACTATAACCACCAAAATAATATTTTGTATCTGGCATATCTTGAATCATGTGTCCCCTTGGGTCATGAAATTTAATCAGTCCAGAATTGTGTGGCACTTGAAGATAATATGTGCCAGATAATATTATTGAAGTATTGACATGAGAATGTCTCATGTTAGTAGCACCAGGACCATTTATATTAATCCAAGAATATATTCTATGCTTGGGAAATGGGTTATTAGTTTTTGGAATATTATTTTCTATCTCAAAAAATAATTCTTTATCCAAAAAATTTCTTTTTTGTATTCCATTAATAGACGATCTATTACTTGATTCTGTATTATCACAAAATTCTTTCACTCTCATCAGAAGTTGATTGGTATCTATATTCAAAAAAGAATGCCATATAGGAGTAGAGAAAAAATTATTCATACATCTACCATAATATTAAAAGCAATGCTGATTCTTTTTTCTTTTGATTTATTTGGCTCGACAGAATGCTCTAACCAAGAAGGAAACATCATCATAAAATTTTCTTCTGGTTCGTAGTAATGATAGATATTGCCATCATTATAATAAATCATGTCTTTTGTTTTCAACAAAATAGAAGGTCTTGGATCATATAATCTAATTTGACCACTATTTTCTGGCACCTTCACATAAAATACTCCACTCATAAATGTGCCAGAAAGAGGATCGTGATGATGTCTTTCGTTGTAATCACCATAACCATTCACATTTACCCATGAAAATATAGTAACATTTTCTATTGGTTTATCTTCTATGATTGGCAAGGAATGTGCTATTTCCTCAAATAATTCTTTATCATAAAAATTATGACCTTGATATCCACCAATATTAGATTTATGAGTTGATTCCATCTCTGTAGTATGATTTAAACATTTTTTTTCTAAACGTTTCAAATCAATACTACAATTTTTTTTATAGACTGGGGTTGAAAATAAATCTTGTTTAATCATAATAACACAGATAAAAATAAAGAGTCACTTGAATAGTCTGAATTTTTTAAAAGATAATTCATTCCTTCGTTTGTTATCATATCAAATCCAAGAGAATATCTAGTGTCGTCCAACAAAGTATCAACTTTGTGGGGAAGATATGACGGAAATAAAGTTATTCTTCCTTGTTTGTTTTCTATAGAAATACAATCTATGTTTGGATACAAATATGGGATTTGAAAATCAGTAGTAGTTTTGTTGTCAGTTAATATAATGTTACCACTTAAATAAGAATTTTGATGTATTGCGTGATTATGAATTGGTAAATCTTTTCCCTTTTTCTGTGGGAAAATCCAACCTCTAATCCATATTTCTTTAGATGTATTTAAATCTAAAACATTTAAAAATTTTAAATAAGATTTTTTTATGTCATTTTTTAATTCTACTACTTCTGGATATTCCCAAGAAAAAACATTATAATGTTGCCACTGCTCATTTTTATATAGATGCTCTTTGGATAAAACAATTTTTAAAAAAGAGGATATTAAATTAATATCTAAATCTTCTATCCATAAAGAAACATCCCATTCTGGAGCAAAGTAATTATTTTTTTCTTCTGATTTCCACCTAAACCAATTTGGATTTTTTGTATCCACTTGATAGGTGTTTTGCATCACAATTCAATCCAATGAGATTTTTTCTCTTCAAAAATATCTTCGTTAAGTACTGTTTCCGTAATGATATCAAAAGCAACTGTAATTCTTACTTGGTCATCTTCTACTTCATCTGTATAATGCTCTACCCAATTAGGGAATAGGGTAATTTTACCCATATCATTATTAGACGAGTGAATGAATTCTGTTATAGGATTGATGTAATGGGTTTTAGTTTTTCTTGCACTTACTGTAATCTGACCACCCATGTATGCATACTCACTAGTCCAATGGCGATGAGGAAGTATACGCTCCCCTTTTCTCATAACATTAGCCCAACATTGCACATACAATTTTTCACTATTTTCTAAATCAATTGCTTTAAGAAAATTGTCATGTGCAGTTTTTATAATATTTTTTAATTCTTTTCCACTTTCCCAATTCAATAGATTGTAAGAATCAGATCTGGATGTCAAACTATTTTCCCCAAGACCAGTGCCCCAATCTGCTGTATATTCTGTAGATTCTATAATGTCTTTTTCTTTATTTAAAATTTCTTCTTTTAAATTATTACATGTAGAATTTAATTCTTTGAAAGATTCTGAAATATAATCTTCAAATACGAAGTAATTCCATTCGGGAGAAAATAAAGTTTTCTTCTCGTTATTTTTAAAGTGAAATAATTTCATGAGTTTTAGTCCAATTGAATACTATAATGTCAGAATTTTCATCAAAGAAAAATTGAGGCAATTGTTTCTTTGGAAATATATTAATTTTTGTATTGAATAAAAATAAATCTCCTTCGTTTAAACATATTTTTTTATCATCAAAGATAATGTAAGATTTATTAGATTTATTCAAATAGACTGTGCAAAAATCAACTGATGATTCTTTTTTAATTATTGTTGATACAGAATGCAACTCTGTGAGTAAATTAAATTCTTGTTTAAACATTTCTTGCTGCATCTCTGCCGAAATGTTTTCCTCAACAAAAGAAGGAAAATGATATACTTTTGTTGGGTTGATTAATTGCATTATCAAAAATAATTAAAATTAATATTTACTCTATAACGAGCATCAGTACAAGTTGTGCTTTGATGTGGAATAGAAGGATCAAATAACAATAAACGATTTTGTTTTGACTCTACTCTTACGTCTCCATTTAAAATGGTAAACCCATCATTGTCATTTACATAATATATAGCACCTTTATGGGAGTATGGATAATCAGTGTGTTGGGAATGAATGTGTAAAAATTCTGTGCGAGGATATAAATTTGCTTTTACTCTAATCAAAGCTTTGATATCCATTTTTTGCATAATATGTTGTATCCAAGTGAAATCATTACTTTTGACAGTATAATCTGCATAGTATAAATGTGTCATGTAAAATAACAAATTATCATCTATACTTTCGCTACCACTGATATCATTCTGCAAATACCAGTTAGTATATTGACTAGTCAATAAAACATCATGAATAGTATTTGATAAATCTTTTGGTAAAAAATTATCTATAATTTTATAGTCCATTGTAGTAATCCTCTGTAATTAATGATTTTTTATCGTATCCATACCACAATGAAATGGTATATCTATTTCCTTTTATAACATTCATAACAGCATGTTTGTGTTCGTTGCCGTCAAAATATACTGTTCTTCCTGTTAATGGTTGCACAGAAACACCATCAATAACTGTTTGTCCTCCAATGTAATCATCATTTAAATATGTTATTGACGCAGCTGTAGTATTTTCGTTGGTAGTATCAAAATGAAATTTTTTTGATGCGCCAGGGGGATACTTCACAATTTCTATTTCCTGTAGTGATTTAAATCTACTATCTATAGATACAAAAGAAATAATTTCCTTCACACAATTTCTCAATAATTTATATTTTGTGGGATTTAAATATTCATGAAATCCATAATTAACGGACATCACTCTAGTCTCATCCCACACAGTAGTATATATTAAATTATTTTCAAAAAAATCTATTAAAGATTTGAATTTTTTCGTTTCTTTTATTTGAGAAATGTATATCATGATTATTTAAATGGCATTCCTAAATGCCAAGAAACTAAACTATATCGAATACCTTGGGTTACTGGTGTAACTTGATGATACACAAACGAAGGAAACACAATCACTGATCCTTGTTTCCTAATTTGATTGCATGTTTTTATTAATCCATGTCCAAAATCAAATTCTAATTCTCCGCCCTCATAATCATTTGGGTCTGATAAACTAATTATAGCCGATAGTTTTCTTATTTTGCCTTCTTTTTCTTTATCTACGTAAGGACTTGATTGTTGATCGGCGTGCCATCCATAGTATTGTCCTGGATTATATTTTGTAAATTGCATTTCTTCAGTATAATCCCACTCAAAATTCCATCCAGAAGAAATGTTTGCTTCATGAACATATTCTTGAACTAAAGAAAATAACCATTTTTCTTGTATATCTATCCAAGAAACATTTGAGTTTCTTAATGCAAGAAGATTATTTTTTTCTTCGGTTGATAATTCATCTGGATTTCTCCCTTGGGTGAAACCAACAGATCCTAATTTATCGTTTTTAGACAATCCAATTTTGATTATCTTTTCGCAAGTTGGAATTGGTATTGCTTTTTCCCAAAACCAATAATAATCTTTTAATATCATTAAAGCACACCTTCGATATTCACTTGGTCGTAATCAATTTCTGAAGTGTAATAAGTATACCATCCAGTAATAATATATTTAGTTTCGCTTGGAGAAGTGATTCCTCGATGTGTATGTGTCCAATCAACAGGCCATATTAACGTTTTGCCTTTTCTTGGTTTTACTTTTATATTTTGATAATAGAATTCTGTTTCTCCACCATCCTCTACATCATTTAAATATGTCATCCAAACTAAATGTCTAGTGCCAGTAATACCAACACCGACAGTCTTTTCAGTATGCCATCCATGAAATCCTTGACCTGGATAATATCTTTGTATATTAAAACAAGTATTAAGTCCCCAAGTCCATTGTTTAATGGTTGAGAACTTATACTTTTCTTTATATTTTTCACATACTTTTTCTAACTCTTGTAAATATCCTACAATACAAGGGTTGTCATTCTTTGGGTTGATTACCAAATCAGTTGAATCTTTTGATTTGGTATCAATACCAGCACCAGTTTTCCCAATGATTTTTCTATCAGAAGATTCAAAATATTCTATTAAAGAATCGCAAACATCAGAATTATCTATGTAATCTTCATAGATAAAAGAATTATTAAAATTTTCATTCATATCAAAAAATTAATTATGTGGAATTTCTCCTGCCTCAATCTGTGCTAATTGAATTTCCTGAGATCTTTGAGATTCTGGTCTTATCCAAGTGCAAGTGTCTGGATCTAAAATAGTAGTATCATTTGGTTTTGGAGGTATAAATGCATCTCTAATAGGATCCCATGAAAATCCTATTCCTGCATAATTTTTCCTCAAAGGAGTGCCTCCATTCCGATGAACTCCTAACTTTGTATTGTAAGAAGTTTGAATCCAATAATACTCATCTGTAAAATATTGATTCAAATAATCAATACCACGTTGTTCTACTTCGTTACCATTTTCATCAAGCATCACTTGATCACCTAAAACGATAACGTCAACAACCACATTTGAATTTTTGTCTACTTTAGCAAAATGTGCCATTGATAATTATCCTCTAGTTATTTGTATTTATATCTAATAATTACAACGCCATGACCGCCACTTCCACCAATTTCTGGGTTTCTTGGGTCTTGGTCACATGATCCACCACCACCGCCACCTGTACCTGCGACGCCAGGATTTCCGCTAGCAGTGTCTGCTAAACCTCCTGCACCACCACCAAATACGTTTGAATTATTTGTGTGGTTTCCGCCAGGATAATTAGCGCCACCACCTCCCCCTCCTCTTGAAACTGCAGTGCCAGTAATTGATGATGTTAATCCAACGCCACCAGCTGCTGGTGGTCCACTACCCGCACCTTGAGCTCCATTTGCGCCACCACCGCCAGCACCGCCACCGCCACCAGATGATCCATCTTGTGATGGTGCCCCTCTTCCACCAGGGAATCCTTGTCCTGGATAACCAGCAGCTGCTCCACCTTGCCCACCGCCAACATTCCATCCATTACCATCTGTGCCAGCACCGCCGCCAGATCCACCATTAAGTCCTTGTCCGTCCTGCTCGCCACCACCGCCACCACCATATGTGGTTACGATACCTTGAATAAAACTATTACCACCATTCAAACCATTTGAATTGGTATCAGGACAAGTACCACCACCACCTACTTGGATTGGATATGTACCAACAGAAACTGTAGTATTATATCCAGTGGATGTTAAATATCCACCCGCGCCGCCACCACCGCCAGATCCAAAGTTATTTTGCTGCTGAGATTCTGGGGCACCACCAGCTCCTCCTCCAGCAATACAAAGGTATTCAATTTTGTTTCCATAAAGAAGACTCCCACCCAATTTATTAACGTTAAAGGTGCCATTACCGTTAAATACGAATACTCTATAATCGCCATCATTAATGGTGGAGAAAGTGCCAGATGCAGTTGCGTCTAAACTCGCCGCTCCCCCTCCACCTCTACCATATCCTCTGCCAGAAGCAAAACTAGAAATAATTGGCATTGTTTTAAACCTCTACTTAATAGTATTTATTGATATCACCTATCAACCGAAGCTACTCATTTGAGCAATTACTCTCCAAGAAGGAGTAGCAGTTGAGCTTGTGTTGATTAAAGTAAATGTCCAAACTTCTGTCTTGCTAGCGGTGCCTGTTGGTTGTGTGCCGCCTAAGTAATTAACGCCAACTGAAGAACCATTAATACCTACATTATTGCCCATCTTAAAGGCAGATCCTGTTTGATATACAGCAACAGTTAGAGCAATTGCTTCATTCGCCGCTGTTGGGACGTTGGTAAATGTTGGAGTTACATCTCCAGAAATACCACTTGCGAATACAAAGATAGAAGCACTATTCATATCCATAGTTTGGTTTCCACTACCAGAACCAAGAGAAACAATGTTTTCTTGAATACCAGCAAGAGCGGTGATACCAGTGACTGCTAATCCAGTTAGTGTGCCGATGGAGGTTAAACCTGTAGCACTTGTTACTGAAGATGCAAGAGTGGATGATGAAAGTACTTCAGCGCCATTGATAGATAGACTGCCACCAATATTTAATGCAGCATTTGGAAGATCCCATCTAGTTGAAGCATGATTATACTTAAATGATAGGTTTGATGTGCCAAGTTGTAGTCCAGCACCACCAGCAGTTGATGAATCCGTGGCACCACTTCCGATAATAATTTCTTTATCTAAAATTGAAAGATTTGTGGAATTAACAGTAGTTGTTGTGCCAGAAACGGTGATACTACCAGCAAACGAAGCATTACCATCTTTATCAACACTAAACTTAGATGCACCACCAACTTGAGCATTAATTAAAGTCGTGCCAGATCCAGACTGAGTATCGGTTGCATT